TGAAGAGATGAAGTATCCTTGGTTTGCTCCGAAGATGCAAGTCTTTGAGTCTGGTGAGGTACAGGATATGTGTGGCGAGGATGTCTCGTTCTGTTTAGATGCGAAAGAAGCAGGATTTGAGATCTGGTGCGATCCAAGAATACGTGTAGGACATGAAAAAACCAGAATCATCTAACTATCGCTATCGTATCCGTCATAATCAGGAAGTATTAGGAGATAATCTGACAACTGAGGAATATTGTGATATGATGGAAGATATAGCACAAAAATATTATGAGGGAAAATTTCCGAATCCCCTCTCGTTAACAACTGAAATTTGCAACTAATGGCGAAAACATTTAATATGGGTGTTTCAATTGAATCGAAACCCAAGAAAACCCGACAGGGCAGAGGACAGCACAGTAAATACTCCGCTACCTCTCGTAATAAAGCTAAGAAGAGATACAGAGGTCAGGGCAAGTGAACTGCTGGCACTGCGGAACTGAGTTGATCTGGGGAGCAGATCACGACATGGAGGACATAAATGATGGAGAGGAGTCTGATTACGACTTCGTTTCCAACTTTACCTGCCCGAAATGTCATTCATACGTTGAAGTATTCCATCATAGAGAATGAGTACACTAATTACTAACCTCCCATCCTATGAAGTATGGGTCAGAAAAGAATATTTGACCGATCATAAGTCTGGTCATGGCGAATTTGTAAAAGGAGTCTGGGTTTCTGCGAAAAGTATACCTGGTCGTGCCTTTTATTTTGAGACTTATTTGCCTGAGTATGCTGCGATGTTTGATAAACTGCCGATATCCGCTTTTCTCTCGTCTCCTGAGTTACCCGATCCTGATATGACACTGCATAATCTGCAGTTTTGGAACTGTATGGACTATGGAGTGGTCGCAGTACAGAAACAATTCATCGGTTCAATGCACTATGAGGTCTATACAAGGGACTTTGGGAATCAAACGGGCACTTATATCTGCACTTTGGACAATTATCATCAGGATGTGGACGCAGTTGACTATTCTACGAGTGAACAACCTGCTGAACATAAGTCTCATAATCTTCTTGAACTGGATAATGGGCAATTTTGTCTCTATCCGAACAACAGAATGAGAATTTATGATAATAGTATTACTCCAGAGGTGCCTAAAACACCCGATTTTAAAGTTTCAACAGTGTATTATCAGGTTGAGAATGGTCATGACCGTGATGGATTAGGTTCAGAAGAGAATTATTTCTGGAAAACAGCAAAAGAACGAAAAGAAATTAACGATAGAAAACCATTTGAACCAGAACTAGGATAAGTGTTACACAACTCACATAAATAAAGTGAGTATACTCTTATTAAATGTACGGACAAAGGATTTCAAGGTCATTTAAAGACATAAGTTTGTCTTTTGACCCCCATCCAATCACTAAAGATCTTCCAGTTCTTAAAAATGAGAACGCAATTCGTCGTTCTGTTCGTAATTTAGTGCAAACAATTCCTGGTGAAAGATTTTTTAACCCACTTTTGGGTTCATCAGTATATGAGAGCCTATTTGACCTATATGATTTTGGAACTTCAACTCTAATTGAACAAGAAATCATTACAACTTTAGAAAACTTTGAACCGAGAGTCGCAAATGTTCGAGTTCAAATCGACCCAAGACCTGATCAGAACAATTTTGACGTTACAATTTTCTTTGATATTGTAGGACAAGAGTTACCACCTCAAGAATTCTCATTTATCCTAGAAGCAACTCGATAATATGCCTTTTACAAAGTTTACCAACCTCGATTTTGACCAAATCAAAGCACAAATTAAGAGTTATCTAAGAGCGAACTCTGATTTTAAGGATTTTGACTTTGATGGATCAAACTTTTCAGTCTTAATTGACACTTTAGCATATAATACTTACATAACAGCGTTTAACTCGAACATGGTTGTGAATGAATCTTTCTTAGATTCAGCAACTTTGAGAGAAAACGTTGTTTCTTTAGCAAGAAATATAGGATATGTGCCTCGTTCAAGGTCTGCAGCAAAGGCACAGATCAGTTTTACAGTAAACACTACATCTAATACCTCTACATTGACTCTAGCAGCAGGTCTAGTGTGTATAGGAGCGTCTGAAAGTAGCACTATAACCTTCTCAATACCTTCTAGTATCACTTCTACAGTGGTAAATGGTGTTGCAACCTTTAATAACATAGATGTTTATCAAGGAACTTTCTTAAGAAAGCAATTTTTGGTCGATGGATCACTTGATCAGAGATTTTTGCTTGATAATTCCTTCATAGACAGTTCTACAATCGTTGTAAACGTCACAGGACCGAATGAAACTACTCTTGGACGGGAATATTCTGTTGCAAGCAACATTTTGAACATAGATTCTACATCAGAGACCTATTTAATACAAGAAGTTCAAGATGAAAAGTATGAATTATTGTTTGGAGACGGATATTTTGGGAAAAAACTCGAAAATGGATCAACAATAACTGCAACTTACATTATAACTGACGGAAAATCAGGAAATGGGTCTACAAACTTCTCATATGTAGGTAGAGTTTTAGATTCTGATAATAATCCAGTGGTTCCAACCAATAGTATCTCAATTACAACCAATCAATCTGCTGCAAACGGTGGTGATATTGAAAGTATTGACTCAATTAAGTATTTTGCACCTCGAATATATGCATCACAATACCGTGCAGTGACCGCCAGAGACTATGAAGCGATAATACAGTCTATTTACCCTAATACTGAGTCTGTAGCGGTTGTAGGAGGTGAGGAACTCGATCCACCTGAGTTTGGTCAAGTGCTTATAAGCATCAAACCAAAGAATGGTGACTATGTTTCAGACTTTGATAAACAAAATATTCAGTCAAAACTAAAAAATTACTCATTATCTGGTATAAATCAAAAAATTATTGATTTGAAGGTGTTGTATGTTGAAATAGACAGTGCTGTTTACTACAATAGTTCTCAAGTTTCCAATGTGAATGAGGTTAAGAGTAATGTTGTCAGTGTTTTGAACACATTTTCAACGTCAAACATCAATAAATTTGGTGGAAGGTTTAAATATAGTAAATTAGGTCAAATAATTGATGGATCTGACAGTTCAATTACTTCAAACATCACAAGAGTGATCATTCGACGTAATATGAAGTGTTTATTGAACAGATCTGCACAATATGAGTTGTGTTACGGTAATGCATTTAAAAAAAATGCTGGTGGATTCAATATTAAGAGCACAGGATTTACTTTAGCGAACCAAACAGGTACATTGTACTTTACTGATGTTCCAGATGCAACTGGTAACATGGGAGTTTTATCTGTAGTTAAAGAATCATCTGAAAGTAATGAATATACTGTAGTTGTTAAGTCTGCAGGAACTATTGATTATGAAAAAGGTGAGATTATTGTTAATACACTCAATATAACATCTACAATCAAACCAAATGATATAATTGAGATTCAAGCATTCCCTGACTCTAATGATGTAATCGGTTTGAAGGACTTATATTTAAGTTTTTCGGTATCTGATAGCACAATAAATATGGTTAAGGATACAATTTCATCTGGAGAACAGATATCTGGTGTTGGATATAAGACAACTTCAAGTTATTTGAATGGAAGTCTAAAAAGAGGAGATACTTCAACAAGTGCAGCTTCGATATCAACCACAACTACTACATCATCAACTACAACAACCACTAGCTCAGGCTCATCATCGTCTGGAGGCGGATACTAAGAAATGATACAAACTGGTTTTGAGAAACGAGTACAGGTTCAACAAATACTTGCGAATCAACTCCCTGACTTCATTCGGGCAGAGAGTCCAAAGACGCTTGACTTCTTAAAACAGTACTATATTTCACAGGAACATCAATCTGGTGCCACTGATCTTGCAGATAACTTAGATCAGTATATAAAATTAGATAATTTAACTCCAGAAGTCATAACTGGAAAAACAACACTATACTCTGGTATTACTTCAACCACAGATAGTGTTCAAGTATACTCCACAAAAGGGTTTCCTAATCAATATGGTCTTTTTAAGATTGATAATGAAATATTTACATATACAGGACTAACTACAAACACATTTACAGGTGTTGTTCGTGGTTTTAGTGGGATTAGTAGTTATAGGACAAATTTAAATGCCGAAGAACTTCTTTTTGAGGAAACAAGTCAAGCATCACATGATGCTGGAAAGGAAGTAATCAATTTAAGTTCTAATTTTCTTAAAGAATTTTATAAAAAGTTAAAATATACTCTCACACCTGGTTTAGAGGATGTAGATTTTGTCTCAGATCTTGATGTTAATAACTTTATTAAAGAAGCAAGATCATTTTATGAAGCAAAGGGAACAGAAGAGTCATTTAAGATATTATTTAAGGTATTATTTGGTGAAGTACCAAAAGTTATAGATTTAGAGCAATATTTACCAAAACCTTCATCTGCGGAGTTTTTAAGAAGAGAAATAGTTGTTGCTGAAAGAATATCTGGTGATCCTGATAAACTTGTTGGTCAAACAATTAAAAAGGAGTCTGATTTAGAAACTCAGGCATCTGTTTCGGAAGTTGAGATATTTACAAGGTCTGGGATAAACACATATTTCAAGTTAGGTCTATTTGTTGGTTTTGATGATAGAGACTTAATAGAAGGAACATTTGAGATTCAACCAAAAACAGCAAATATCAATCCAGTATCAGTTGGATCTTCGGTAATTACTGTAGATAGCACTGTTGGGTTCGGATCAACTGGAACTATTGTCTCTGGTGCAAATATTATTACATATTCATCAAAAACAGTCAATCAGTTCTTAGGATGTGTTGGTGTAGACAATGCGATGAACACAAAATCTAGTATTCGCACAAATGATGTATTTTTTGGATATGAAGATGGAGATATAACCAAAAAGGTAGAAATAAGAATTACTGGTGTACTGTCAGATGTAGAAACTATAGGAGATGTTTCTTCAACAACTGAAGGTGAGAAGATATTTGTAAAAAATGTTGGTGAAAAGATAAAAAATCCAGAATTTAACAAAACTTACAAACAAACCTTTGCGAATTCATGGATTTATAATACAAGTTCTAGATTTTTTGTTGATAATACTAATAATGGATTTAACTTAAAGACCACACCCGATCCATCTGCATTGAAAGTTGGTGATATTGTTGATGTTCTTTTAGGAGCATCTGAAACAGTTGTATTTGCCGATGCAACGGTACAAACAATAAATGGAAGTACAGTAACATTGGGTGGATTGAGTGGATCACCTTCCGCAACAACTGATTATTCCATACGTAGAAAGTTAGAGACAGTAAACAGTAGTGGTGCTCCATTAGTGTATGGAAATGATTTAATTACCGCAGATATTCAAAATCTATACACAGAAAAGGAAAATTGTTTTTATGTGGCATCTAGTTCACTCCCATCATACACATTAACCAAAAATCTTGATCAATCTATAATTACATCTCTTGTATCTACTAATCTACAAGAATTTAATACCAATAAACTAAAATATAGCGTAATATCATTTAATAGTGATGTTCCATTTAAAACAGGTGAAGAGGTAATTTACAATGCAGAAAACAATACTCTCGATGGATTAGAGGATGCAACATCTTATTTTGTTAAAGTGCTGGCTGATAAGAAAAAGGTGCAGTTATACAGATCAAGATCATTAATTGACGCAGATAATTCAACAACACCAACTCGTGAATATTTTTCAGCACCTGCAACATCTGGGTTTCATAAGTTTACTTTAGTTACTCAAAAGACACAATTTATTCATCCTCAGAAGTTATTACGTAAGTTTCCATACACATCTGACGTAAAAACAGGAGAAAATACTGTAACAGCACCAGGTGCCCTTGGAATGCTTGTGAATGGTGTAGAGGTTATAAACTATAAGTCAACAGATAAAGTTTACTACGGTCCTTTAGAGGACGTTAGAGTGTACAATGGTGGAACTAACTTTGATGTTATAAATTTACCTTCAATAACAATAAGTGCTGGATTAACAACTGCTTTAGTCCAACCAGTTGTAAAAGGTACACTTACTGAAGTTTTTATTGATCCACAAGATTTTGATGTTAAAAAGGTATCTTCCGTAACTATTACTGGTGGTAATTCTTCTGGTGCTATATTAGATGCTCAACTAGAAGAGAGACATAGAACTCTTACATTTGATGGAAGACAGTCTACAGTAGGTGGTGGCGTAGATGTAACTAATGATAACATTACTTTCCCACAAAATCATAATTTAATAAGTGGTGATGAGATAATTTATAATCGAAATGGTAACACTGCGATAGGAGTTGGTGTTAAAACAACTGCATATCAAGATGGTATAAACTTAATTACTGGATTAACACTTAACAATGGATCAGTTTATGTTGCTGAAGTAGTTAATAATAAAACAATTAATATCTATGAGACTCAGGGAGACTATTCTGCAGGTATTAATACTGTAGGATTTACTACTGCAGAAACTTCTGGTGTTCATAAATTCAGAACTAAGAAGGCAAATAATACAATTTCTAAGATTTCTGTAGTTAATTCTGGAACAGATTTTGAAAATCGCAAATTAATTGTACAACCAACTGGAATTAGTACTGCACATGATACTATTTTCTTCAAAAATCATGGATTTAGCAGTGGTGAAAAGATAGTTTATTCAACAGATGGCACATCTATAGGTGGTTTAGACACAAATCTGCAATATCAAGTAATTAAATTAAATGAAAATGAGTTTAGATTAGCAAATGCAGGGGCAGCAGGAACAATTTCTGCAAATTATGATAGAAATAATTACGTAGATATAGTTTCTGTAGGTAGTGGTAATCAAAATTTTGCATATCCTGCAATTAATATTACAGTAAATGCAGATATTATTGGTGGAGTTGGGGTAATTACTGCAACTCCTGTAATAAAAGGATCAATTTCTGACGTTTATCTGCATAATGCAGGAACAGGATATGGATCTACAACAATTAATTTTCACAAAAAACCAGATATTTTTGTAAAAACTGGTAAAGGTGCAGAATTAAAGCCAATAATTGATGGTGGTAAAATAATAAATGTACAAGTTACAAATACTGGAAGCGAATATACATCTCCACCAGACTTAGAAGTTGTTGGTATTGGATCAGGAACAGGTGCAAAATTAAGAGCAGTGGTTGTAAATCAGAAGGTTACTGACGTTGTTGTGCTTAATACAGGTATTGGATATACTTCCGCTACAACATCTATCAAAGTAACTTCTAGAGGTTCTAATGCGTCTCTAGAAGCGTCTGTAAGGCACCTTACACTTAATAATCATGAAAGACATGGTGATGAGATTTTAGTGGATACAGAGGACGGATTACAGTATGGTATGGTTGGATACTCAACTGCAATCGGTTTATCTGAGTTTGGAGATGATAGTATTGATCATTCACCAATTATAGGTTGGGCATATGATGGAAACCCAATATATGGTCCTTATGGGTATGATGACTCATCTAATGCTAACTCACAAATAAGAAACTTAACAACAAGTTATGTTTTATCAACTTCTAGTGTAGTTGATAGACCATCTGGGTTTGGAAATGGATTTTTTGTAGATGATTATAAGTTTGATAATTCTGGAGATTTAGATAAACATAATGGTAGATACACAAAAACACCACAGTTCCCGAATGGAGTTTACGCATATTTTGTAGGAATTAATACAAATACGCAAACTTCTGTATTCCCACACTACATTGGTAATACTTACAGATCAAAACTAATCGCACAGGAAGTAAATCAGTCATTTGACTTCAATAATTCTGACTTAATTAGAAATACTCTACCATATGCTGTTGGTGATAACGGATCTGATAATGATTTTATTAATGAACCTAATGAAATATTACTACAAAGTTCTACTATTGAATCAGTAACTAAGGGATCAGTTCAATCTTTTGATATTCATGAGGTAGGTGAAGGATATAAAGTAGGTGATCTTGCTACGTTTGATAATACAGGAACAAATGGTGGTGGTATTAGTGCATTTGTTGATTCTGTTACTGGAAAAACTGTAGAGAATTTATCGACAACTATTGAAGATTATCAAAATGCAAAATTAGTTTGGAACAAATCTGGAGAGATATCTGTACACAACAGTCAACCACATACTTTATTAGATAATGATATTGTTGTTATTTCTGGAATTTCAACATTTATTGCAAAACTTACAGGTGAACATGTAATTGGAGTCTCTTCAGAGAAGACAAAATTAATTTTGGATACTCCAGCAATAACTGCAGCAGGTATTGTTACTGATATTTACGTATCTACTGTACCAAATATATCAATAGGATCAACTATTGGTATTGGAACTGCTAGATTATCTGTTTTAAATGTATTTCCTGATAGAAGGGTGATTCGTGCAATCACAGAACATACAGCAGGAATTCATACAGCATCTACAGAATTAGTAGAAATTACTGATAAATTTACAATTCCGTTAAAAACTCCTTATTTTAAATCAAAATTAGATGATAAGGTATTTTTCAACCCAACTCAGGAACTAGGAATAGGTACAGTTTCTGGTCAGAGTGGTATATCAACAATAGTAATTGGTAATATACCAATTCCAACATCAATACCAAATCAAAGTATATTCATACCAAATCATCCATTTATACAAAATCAGCAAGTAACACTGACAAAAGGTGGTAGCACTCGAATAGTTGCATCAAATACAGGTGATAGTGCTACATTTAATATTCCTGAAACTGGTGAAACTCAAACACTATTTGTAATTAATAAGTCTGATAATTTAATTGGATTAACCACAGAGGTTGGATTAACTACAACCACTGATGGATTATTCTTCAGATCATTTAATTCAAATAATAATGATACTGACTTTGAATATTCAATTGAATCAAACTTTACACAAGAAACTGCTAGAATTGAGAAAATAAAATCAACTATCTCAATATCAACTGCTCATGGATTAGAAAATGGAGATTTTATAACCCTTACAGTTAAACCAAAACAATCTTTAGGGGTTGGTACATCGGAATCAATATTAGTTAAGTATAACGCAGATCATGATAAGATATTAGTAAATCCAATATCATTTGGTTCAACTGCAGTAAATTTAACCAAAAATGAGTTTGAACTTACATCTCATGATTTTAAAACAGGTGAAAAGGTTTTTTACAACTCAAGTAGTTTCATAAGTGGGTTAGGAACAGGATCTTACTTTGTTCATAGAGTTGATGATAATAAATTCAACCTATCTTTAACCAGAAAAGATAGTTTAACTGAACCTCCTTTAATTATAAATTTAGGATCACAAGGATCTTCTCATGAAATAAGCAAAATAAATCCAACAATACCTGTAATTAAAAATAATAATTTAGTATTCAATATGAGTGATACATCACTCAGTGGATATAATATGAAGATATTTTATGATAGTGAATTTAATAATGAGTTAGTTTCTATTGGTGCAACCACAGGATTTAGTGTTGTAAGTTCAGCGAGCACGGTAACTGTCTATTATAATGATGATTTACCATCAAAAATTTATTACTCTCTTGAAAAATCTGGATTTATTAGCACAGCAGATACAGATGTATCAAATTATTCTGAGATAGTGTATGAGGATAGTAGTTACAATAACTCTTATACTATATCTGGTGTAGGTGCAACTACCTTTGATGTATCTGTAAATGAATCACCAGAGCAATTATCCTATGTAAAAACAACTGCAGATTTAACATACACTACCAAATCATATGCAGCAGAAGGTGGTGTAGGTTCACTCAATCTAACATTTGGTGGTGCAAACTATAAGAAACTACCAGAATTTGTAAGTATCGCATCTACAAGTGGTATCAATGCAGATGTTATCCCCGTTTCAACAGAAGTTGGTAGAATTAAAGAATTTAATATTAATGATCAAGGTTTTGACTTCTCTGCCGATAAGACATTAAATCCAGAGGTTTATATTTCACCAAATATTACTGTAGTGGATCGTAATGAAATTACTAGCATTGATATAGTAGATGGTGGTAAAGGTTACACATCTCCACCAGATTTATCTTTAGTTAACCCAACCACTGGAACAAAGTACGATACTGGAGTCTTAAAGGCAAAAATACAAGGTTCTGCTATTAGTGAAATAGAAATACTTGAGACACCTGTTGGATTAAATGAAGTCACAAATATAGTTTTTGCAGAAAATGGCGATAATGGTATTGGTATAAACAGTTGTTTTACAAATACTACTGGTATTGTAACTTGTTTCTTAGCAACTCCGATAACTGGATTTACTGCAAATCCATTTGCTGTTGGTGATAAGGTATTCGTAGAGGGAATAGTTAATATAAACGATAGTAACGCTAATACACCTGGCGATGGATTTAATTCTGCAGACAATAAGTATAATTTCTATGATGTAATAGCATATTCAAATACAAACCCTGCAAAAGTGGTATTTGACGCATCACAGTTTGTATCAACTAATCCTGGTATTGCAGTTACTTCACAAAACTCCTTTGCATCAGTTATTAAGAAGGATAATTACCCAATATTCAAAGTAACGCAATCTGCTAAAGCATTTATTGAAGGTGAAAAGGTATTTACTAAGGTTGGATCTACATTTGTAGAAAGAGATTTAATTATAACTGAAAATTTAAATGATACTATTAAAGTATATGGAACTTATGAATTAAGTGTAGGTGATCAAATATTTGGTCAAAATTCTGGAACACTCGCAACCATTAAATTACTAAAAGAAAATAAAGCAACATTTAAAGTTGACTATTCTTTACGTAAAGATACTGGTTGGTCTGATGACATCGGTAAATTAAACTTAGATTATCAAGTATTACCTGATAATGATTATTATCAAAATTTATCCTACACAATTAAGAGTGGTCAGACTTATGATAAGTTATCATCAACTGTAAATGGTCTATTACATCCAACAGGTCTTAAAAACTTCTCAGACACAGGAATAACAACAGTAACTAAAGTATCAATAGGATCAAGTTTAGATTCAACTAGCACTGCTACATTAGATATTATAAGTGAAAAGAGAGTAGATACTCTGAATTTCTTCGATCTTGGTATTGATGTTGATACACTCCCTGATGATATCAATCCAACTAAATCTAAGTTTATCAAGTTTAATAATAAAAAATTATCAGACTTTATCAACTGTATTAGTAATAGAGTATTATCAATTGATGATATAAGTTCACAATTCTCTAACGCTGGTGGTGCTGAATCAGAATTATTTGTAGATGCTCATGATTACAACTTATTAGATGG